TTTATTGTTTAACTTGAATATTACAGGTTTTCCAAATAAAAACGCTTTCCTAAAGTCCGTTATTTTCTTTTGATATGTCAAAACTATTTTGGCTACAGGTACTTTTATGGCATTTTTACCTGACCCTTTTACTTTATCCGGACGATTAAGAATTTCATGCTTGCCGTCATATTGATCTTGCCAAGTTGCAATATCACGATCAACTGTATCCTTACATATCTTTTCAATTATTTTAGCATTGTCTTTTAATGCCAATATTTCTTCAATATTCATGGTTTCTCCTAAAATATGCCGAGTTCTTCGGCTGTTATTTCCTTTTCGTCACGTATTCGTATCGGAGTAAATATCATTTTCACCGCATCAAACTTATCGGGACTTCGATTAATTATTTTCTTCATTTCTTCTTTCGGAGGCAATACTATTATTGTTGCATTGCTTCTGAACTCATATTTTAAACTTAAAATTTCCTCGTCAAGTTCTTTGTCAGGTTGTAATGCAAGATCGATCCCAATTGCAGGATTTAGAGCTTCCCTGAGTCGCCAAGCAGTAAGGGAATTCATATCAACGAAACTAAAATTACCATAATAATCTTTTATGCCTTTGATTGATTTTGTATAATTGCCTTTGAATCCATAGATGTTTTTCATGCCTTGTTCAACAAGTCTTGACTGTGTGCCAGCCCCCTCTCCAACCACGTCTATAATACCTACGTTATTCTCATTCAACATTCCCTTTAATATCCCGGCAGCTTGCATATGAATTTTCTTATTCTTTGGCAGGTTAAGAGATTTGAGGGAAATATGTTTCTCACTACCCCATGCCATAACATTTTTATCTCTTCCCATACCTGCAACATCCAAAGTAATTCTTTTGGGATCTTCTACCTTTCTTTGTTTATTCCATCTTCTATGTGATGCTTCGAGCCATTCAAGTGGTATGAGACAGTCTGAACTTTCAATTGGATATTCACCAAGAATCCTTATTCTGAATTGGTCTTTTGGTCTGTAATATTGCCCCTCAAACTTGAAATCAAACAGGTCTGGTTTAAATTCCTCTTTTGTTATGCTTTGCACCCACCCCTCAGTATTTATAGCCCTTTTCACCGCATGATAATCAACCTGCCCGGAAATAAGCATTTTCTTTGACCGCACATTTGGCGAACTCAATGCAGATAAACTAAAATGAATATACTCTTCTGAATAGGTTGATCTATAACTCTCTCCAGTTCTTTTGAAAGGATTAAACGCAAGCCCAAGTCTCGGATCTTCACTCCCCATGAGACAACCCTTTGCTGCGTTAAAAATCTCTTGAACTATCCCTGTTGCCTCTGTCATTAATATCATCGTATGTAGAGAGTGGAAGCCATTCCATGCGTCCAGTGCTTTGTCGCCTGCTTTGAATGAAATCAGAAATTTATCTCCTCGCTCCTCTCCATTCTTATCGTAAAATTTAATTCCATCAGCCATTAATCTGCCATCGAGAGGTATCTTGAACGTTGAAAGCACCTTTCGTAACTCTGCCATCATGATCTTATATGCCTGGCGCCCAGTTGGAGCCGTCAATATAACCTTCACGTCTTTTGGAACTAAGTATATTCTACAAATACCGGCACATGCAAAAACAAAATCCTTCCCCCGTGAATTACAAGACCGTATGGATGTGTTCTCGTTAAACTGCAATGAAGATAGTATCTCTCTTTGTTTGCGGTCTAAGCGTATTGTAGTGGCGTCTCTGATGAAGAAATTCCAGTCCTCCATCCATCTCTTAGCACGATCTATGTCTTTACCTGACTTTCTCATTGTCTTTTAAGAAATAAGGGCAAGCGGACCCACCCTTATAATTTTTTGGGAATTCTCCCTTGATAATGGCTGATTAAATTCAGCCACACCTCAAGTGTGACTACCGTTTTGAAACTCATTTAGTTTAGCTAAAACTTTTGAGATTCGATATTTTGTCTCCTCGATCGATAGGTTTATACACTGGGGTTTTATCATAATTATATCTCCAGATCGTGTTGTATATGGATATATTTCAACTCCGTTCTTAGTATTGATTATTTCGGTTTTTAAGTCCATTATTCAGCTACCTTTACAAAATTAGCTTTATACCATTTTTCAAAACATCTTTTCTCATATTCTCGATCTATTCCTTGAAAAGATATTACTTTACATGCACTTGCAAACCAGCATTCCCAAAACTTTTCTTTTATTTTAGTCATATCTTCTTCTTTAATTTCCATTACTTCTCCTTGTTCTTCTCATTTCATTTCCCGCATCATTTGCGGAATATGCCATATTATTATCGATACTACCAAAATACACATTAAGAATATTAATTCTAATAATTTAATCTTTTTTCCTAATCTGTAAAACCAGATTCCCGTATCCATCTTTATTAACCAAAATGGTTTCATATTATTTTTTCTTCTTAATTACAATCTTAGGAAGCCCATTTTTCTTGAAATACTTTTTGAGCTTTCTAAGGTTTGGTTTCTTTATTAAGCTATTAACCTCGTCTGATTGTAGCATTTCATTCAACTTATATTCACCCATCCAAACATATTCAATTTTCGTACTTCCATATTTTATTCCTTCCTCAACCACAGTTCTAATGTCAGAAATCGGCGTTATCGGAACAACAAAATCCTTATCGTGATATTTATATAAAGATCGAAAGTTTCTTTCCCATTCATTTCGCATTTTCTGAAATTTTATTTCATCAACAGTTATCTTGTAGAAATTAACTCCCAATATCATCGCTATTATTAGAATAATTATAGTATTCATTTTTTACTTCTCATCTTTTTTTCTGCCTGTTCTATGAGATCGGAAAAACTCATGTCTATGTTTTTGTTCTCCGTCTTGAGCGGTGCATCATAGCCCATAAGTCTTGAAAGAGATTCGAGAGCTTTTGATTTATCATAGAGCTTAACTTTTATGTATGCATTATAAGTCATCTCACCAGCGTTTACCTGCACTCCGTCTTTATCATATTTTGGTTTGGCTGCCTTTTTAGTAACCTTAGAATCGATCTCCTGAATACACGCCTTTTGCTCTTCAGTCAAATTCTCGAATTCCTTTTTTGAGATCCACGTATTGTGCAAATGTGCTATTGAAGAAAAGGCAATCTTCATGTGTTCTAATACAACCATCTCTTTGGAAAGACCGAGAGACAATTCAATATTACCCCTCAAGAATTTTATAAATGCCTTAATGTTATGTTTTGTTAAATTGCCACTTGCTATTTCCTTTGCACTCCTTTTTGAATATCCCGCCTTTAATGCAGCCCTTGATCCATTCCAATCCAATATGTATTCCTTACAGAAGATACGTTGTTTATTCGTAAGTTCTTTTTCCCAATCTTCCATTGAGTATGAACTGTAGTCTGGAGCTTCTGTTGTTTTCATGATTAACTTTGCTTTCCCAGCCATTCAAGAAAATCGCTCACTGTTTTAAATGACCTTGTACCCTTACCATATGTCCATATAATCTTATCAAGCGGGTGTTTTTTTATGCCGAACTCCTTTGATTCCACTTCATATATCTTCTTATCCCTGAATACTATACAGTCAAAGTGTTCAATATTCTCTAACTTTTCAAGCATTTCTTCAATGTCCATGATTTCTTCCTTTCTTGTTTTCTCTTGATATGCTTTTCTATCTTACTACCAGCGAGCCCAAATTTTGACAATGCTACTATAGCATAACAGGTTTTCTTTAATTCTCTGTGCTCATCTGCTTTATGTAATCCTTCAAGAATATCCAAAAAATCAGACTCAGAAAGACAAGATAGACTAACCATATTCTCTATAAACTCACACCCCTTCCCTAAAAAATGATAGTTATATAATCTTACAATCTCGCAATATCTTTTTAGCATTCTGCGATCCTTTCTTGTTTCTAAAATAACTCATTGCTTTTGAATGGTTTCACGCAAAATTCGTCTGGTAATATTTCATTACCAAAAAGTTTTATTGTTGGAGCGTTTTGTCTAAGATCATATTTTACATAAAACGGCTTATTGTTTTTCCGTAATAAACAAACGGCATCTTTTAAAAATTTTGTCCAATTAACATTTTTATCTAATCCATTATAATTATTCAGTTTTCCTATTTTGTATTCGTCAATATATGGTAAGCTAATTTCCATAATTTTCAAACTTTCTTCCGGTTCTATTACTGGTTCAAATGATGCCCATGTTTTTATTCCTCGATTTTTTGCATTCTTTAGCATTTCAATACGCTCAGATGGTATGGCTGCACACCTTTCCCATTCAAGCGATTTCTGCTTATTTTCAAAAGTTAAAGTTGCTCCTATTTTTATAGATTCACCAAATTTTTCCATAATATCAAAATCTTTTTGTGCCCTTAATCCCCCTTTCGTAAGTATTGCTACGGGAATTCTATAATCCAGCATAAGTTTTAATGCAATACGAGTAATTCCATACTTTTCATTTATATGGCAATATGGGTCATGCATGAAATTAAATAGTACCTGCTGTTTGGTTCCTTGATATTTCCGACAATCGTTTTTGAGTTGATTGATAATATTGTTTCTTGGCTCAACGTTTTCAGAATATTCCTTTAATGTTTTTCTCCTGATATTTTTTGCAAAACAGTATAAACATTTATGGTCACATCCCGTATAGAGGTTTACTGCTAATGGGCTGTATTCCCTGGCTCTGCCCGATGGTTCATAAATAATTTTCATTTTTTTGTCTCCTTTTTATGCTATTATAAAATAGCCATAATGTTTTATGCTTTTTTCCATATATGCTAAATCGTATATTTCTTTTATATTATTTTTATATAGCATATTTTTAAAAGCGTCAAATGCTAAATGAGAAAATATTGTAGAGCATAAATTTATCATTTTTTTTGTTATGCCAATATTCTTAAGTAAATAATCCGGACATCTTTTCATTCCGCTTTGAATCAATGTATAAAAAACAATAGTTCCTCTTTTGGGCTTACCATTAAAAATCAGCAATAATGCCTTGTCTGGGAATCCCCAACAATCCACGTCTATAATATCAAACTTTTTCAAGTCGAGACACGGTATTATTTTTAAACAATCCCCATATAAATTATTAACTCCTTTTCCTTTCTCCTTTTCTATTCCGAGAACATCAACTTTTTTCCTTTTTTTTATATATTCCCATATATCTCCATTTCCATGATAGCAGTCCAGCACTCTTGTTCCGTCCTCTGATAAGGCAAGTCGCATTTTTACTTTTTCGTAAAATTTTGAATTGTCAGTTCGCTGACTGCTCATAATTTATTCCTTTTATTTTTTTTATATTTTCTATTTTGTTTTTTATATTATTCCATATTGCGGGATGAAAAGATAATAATATATGTATTTTTTCGTATGGATTTATATTTATTTTTTGGGGATTATCTGTTATCTCAATCGAAATATCATTTTCTGATTCAAACCCAAATTCATAATTAAAATCCATATCCTTCAACTCTTCCAGTTCAACATCTAATTTAAGGAAATCCCATTCGGATTCATTTGACTTATTATCTGCAATCCTGCTTGCTTTTTTCTGTGCTTCAGTTAAATCTGTCCGTATAATAGTCGGGACTTTTTTCAATCCAAGTTCCTGTGCAGCATATAACCTGCCATGCCCTTTGATTATTACAAAATTCTCATCAACTACTATCGGCTGGTCAAACTTGAATTTGTCTATTGACTCTGCAATCATTTTAATCTGTGAATCGGGATGAACTTTTGTATTGTTCTCATATGGCTTTATTTTACCAATATCGACCATTTCAATTTTCATTAAAACAACTCCTGCTGATCTTCGGATTGCTTCCATTCTTTAGCTCCGAGCCATTCACCGGCAATCTTTCTGTGACATTCATCGATGTTCTTTTC